TAACTGCACGGCCTCCCGTCCGTCCATCGAATCCCAGACCAAGGAGTCCAGCATCGAGCCGGGTACCGAGACCCTGGCCCTTACGGCGGACCCGAGAGAGGACGGTCTTGTGAAATCCCGCACCGGTGATGAGACCAGCACCGCTACCTACAACAACTGGTACAAGAATGTCTATGTTCCCACCCCTGCGCTGACTGGTGGCAGCGGCAGCACCGGAGCCTGATAGGAGGTAGCGTATGCTTCAGAAGACAGTAAACATCTGCGGGAAAGACGTGAACTTCCGGTCCTCGGCCTCTGTGCCGAGGCTCTACCGGGCTAAGTTCGGAAGAGATATCTTCAAAGATCTCTCGAAACTTGAGAAAGCGTACAAGGATAAGGGCAGCGAGGAAGCCTCTGCCATGGAGATCGAGGATCTGGAGATCTTCGAGAACGTGGCCTACATCATGGCTTTTCACGCTGATCCCTCTATTCCGAAGACCATCGATGAGTGGCTGGAGCAGTTTGATATGTTCTCCATTTACGAGGTGCTGCCGGAGATCCTGGAGCTGTGGGGCACCAACCTCATCACAGACGTCGAAGCTAAAAAAAACCTCAAAAAAGTAATCGGGAAATAACCACGGCACTGTTCCTCCTCCGGTGCCTGGAGGTCGGGCTCTCCATTCCGGATCTCGACCTCCTCACTATCGGAATGGTGCTGGATATCTGGACCGAGAAGGGCAACGACGGTGCCGACTACGGTGCGACCGTCCGGATGGCCGATCAGTCCGACTTTGACAAATTCTGAGGTGATGCGTATGGAAATCATCTGTGATGGGTGCGGCGCGGTGCTCTCGCAGCCGGAATGGAAAACGCTCCGGGATGGGGATATTGAGCACACCTATTTTGTCTGCGATTCCTGCGGGGCAGCCTTTTCTGTCAGCGTGACGGATGGAAAGCTGCGTAAGCGGATCGAGGATTATACCAAACTGGCGGCCAGGATCAAAAAGGGACACTGCTCCGAGCAGTTCCACAGAAAGGTCCAGCGGCTGAAGGAAGAAAACGTTATGCGGAGCCGGGAGCTTGCCAAGCTGCATCCCCTGGCTCCTTTGCTTTTACAGGAATAAGGAAGGAAAGGAGGCGCAGCGCATATGGCAAACCGAATCAAGGGTATCACCGTTGAGATCGATGGCTCGACCACTGGTCTTGATAAGGCCCTGAAGGATGTCAATTCCACTATCAAGAATACCCAGACCCAGCTGAAGGATGTGCAGCGCCTCCTGAAACTTGATCCTTCCAATACAGAACTGCTTTCTCAGAAGCAGCGGCTTTTGAAGGAAGCCATCGGCGCGACGAAGGACAAGCTGGAATCCTTAAAAACGGCGCAGGAGCAGGCAAAGCAGCAGTTGGAAAACGGGACCCTGGGGCAGGATAAATACGATGCTCTGCAGCGGGAGATTGAAGAGACCGAGCAGGCCCTGAAAAATCTGGAATCCCAGGTCTCCACCACCTATGCAGCGCTGGAGAAGATCGACGAGACCGGGAAGAAGCTGGAGCAGGTTGGCGACAAGATGGCTGGCGTCGGAAAAACGATGACCACCCATGTGACCGCTCCGATTGTCGGCCTTGGTGCTGCAGCAATCAAAACCACAGCGGACTTTGATGCGCAGATGTCTAAGGTCCAGGCAATCTCCGGTGCCACCGGCGAGGAGTTTGATGACCTTCGCGCCAAGGCCCGTGAGATGGGGGCCAAGACGAAGTTTAGTGCTTCTGAGGCCGGTGAAGCCTTCGAGTACATGGCGATGGCCGGTTGGAAGACCGGAGATATGCTGGATGGTATCGAGGGCATCATGAATTTGGCTGCGGCTTCCGGCGAGGACCTGGGTACAACCTCTGATATCGTGACGGACGCACTGACTGCCTTCGGTCTTTCCGCGAAGGACTCCGGTCATTTCGCAGATATCCTTGCTGCCGCCAGCACGAACGCCAACACCAACGTTTCCATGCTGGGTGAGTCCTTCAAATACGCGGCTCCGGTGGCAGGTGCGCTTGGAATCTCCGCAGAGGATACCTCTGTGGCCCTGGGCCTGATGGCGAATGCCGGTATCAAGGCTTCCCAGGCAGGTACCTCTCTTCGTACCGGCCTTACCAACATGGCCAAGCCCACGAAGCAGATGCAGACCTATATGGACCGCTACAACATCGCACTTGTTGAAAACGAGGACGGGTCCATCAACCTGCGAGAGACCATGATCTCCCTCCGGGAGAAGATGAGCGGCTTGTCCGAATCGGAGCAGGCAGCGGCAGCCTCCGCCATCTTCGGAAAAAACTCCATGGCAGGCTGGCTTTCCATCATCAATGCCTCCGATGAGGATTTCAATAAGCTGACCGGTGCCATCGATAACTGTGATGGGACAGCCCTGAACATGGCAGAAACCATGCAGGACAACCTGGCCGGGCAGCTCACTATCCTGAAATCCCAGTTGGAGGAACTGGCGATTTCCTTCGGGGATCTGCTCATGCCGATCATCCGGAAGGTAGTCGCAGCGGTGCAGGCTTTCGTGGACAAGCTGAACGGCATGAGTGATGCCCAGCGGGAGACCATCATCAAAGTCCTGGCGCTGGTAGCGGCTATCGGTCCGCTCCTCTTAATTCTGGGAAAGACAATCAGCACGGTCGGTGTGGCCATGCAGGGTTTTTCCAAGATGGGAGTCGGCATCATGAATCTGGCCGGAAAGATGAAAGCTGCCGGTGGCATCTCCGGGGTGCTGGGAAAAGCCATAGGAGCACTGACATCACCGATCGGGATCGTCATTGCAATCATCGCGGTGCTGGTCGCGGCTTTTGTGCATCTGTGGCGGACCAATGAAGAGTTCCGGGAGAAGGTCACCGCGATCTGGGAGAAGATCAAATCGGTGTTCTCCGGATTTGTGGATGGGATCAAAGAGCGCCTTGCGAATCTGGGCATCAGCTTTGAGGACATCACAGCGGCCATCGGTAAGATCTGGGATGGCTTCTGCAACCTGCTGGCTCCGGTTTTTATTGCCGTATTCGAGATCATTGAAAACGTGCTGGAGACGGTGCTCGGTGTGCTGACCGGCCTGTTCGATGTCTTTGCCGGGATCTTCACCGGCGACTGGGATATGGTCTGGACCGGCGTGAAGGAGATTTTCTCCTCCATCTGGAACGGCATCAAGGGCATTTTCGAAGCCGTGCTGACTGCCATCAAGGGGATTGCCGATACGATCCTCGGCTGGTTTGGTACAGATTGGGAAACCTTCTGGAATGGCATTAAGACCTTCTTCGTAAACCTGTGGAACGGGATCAAAACCTTCTTTACGAACACATGGAATGCGATCAAGACCTTTGTTACCACAGTCCTGACCGGCATCCGGGATTTCTTCGTGAACATCTGGAATGGCATCAAAACCACAGTATCGACGGTGGTGACGGGCATCCAGACGACCATCAGCACGGTGTGGAATGCCATAAAAACCTTCTTCACCACGATCCTGACCGGGATCAAAACCACCTTTGATACCGTATGGAATGCGATCAAAACGACGGTATCCACGGTGGTGAATGCCATCAAGACCACGGTCACGACGGTATGGACTGCCATCAAAACGACAGCGGAAACCATCTGGAATGCCATCAAAACCTTCTTTACGACGACGCTGACCGCCATCAAGACCACCTTCTCCACGGTCTGGAATGCAGTGAAGACAGCAGTCACGACGGTATGGAACGGGATCAAAACCACGGCCACCACGGTATGGAATGCGATCAAGACATTTTTCACCACGACACTGAATGCGATTAAGACGACCTTCACCACGATCTGGAACGCGGTGAAGACGACGGTCACCACGGTATGGAACGGGATCAAAACCACAGCGACGACCGTATGGAATGGTATCAAGACCTTCTTTACGACGACACTGAATGCCATAAAGACCACGTTCTCCAATATCTGGAACGGGATCAAAACGACGGTGACGACCATCGGCAGTAATATCAAAACCTCGGTCACCACGAACTGGAATAACATCAAGAGCTCGCTCTCGACCACGATGACAAACATCAAAACGGCGGCCTCTACGGCATGGACGGGTATGAAGACCAGCATCGGCAGCATTGTCGATGGAATCAAGTCCAAGGTCTCCGGGGTATTCGACGGGATTAAGACCACGGCATCAACAACCTGGAACAACATCAAGTCGGCCATGACCAGCCCGATTGAAACGGCGAAGACGACCATCGGTAATGCCATCGAGCGGATCAAGGGGCTGTTCAATTTCAGCTGGAGCTTTCCGAAACCGAAGATGCCGCATTTTTCCTGGTACTGGCAGGACATTGGCGGCATCCTTTCCATCCCGATGATCTCGGTGGACTGGTATAAGAAGGCTATGGATGCCGGTATGATCCTGAATTCTCCGACGATCTTTGGCATGATGAACGGCCAGCTTCTCGGGGCCGGAGAGGCCGGATCGGAGACGGTAGTCGGCACACACAGCCTGATGGATATGATCCGGCAGGCAGTCGGCAGCGTCGAGCGGGCCATGAATATCTACTACGGCGGTGTGACGGTGAACGTCTACAGCCAGCCAGGCCAGGATATTTCTGACCTTGCCGATGAGATCGAGGAACGGATCAACATCAACGTCGCAAAGCGTGCGGCGGCCTTTAGCTAAGGGAGGGTGAACATGCACATCTTTTTATATAACGGCAGAAGTTCACAGGACTTCGGCCTCATCCTCTCTGGGGAGGATACCTGGAGAAAGTCCATGCCGGATGTGGAGCGGATGCAGATCCCTGGCCGGAACGGGGATCTCATTCTTTCCAATCACCGCTACAGCAACGTGGAGCTGACCTACCACGTGGGCATCAAGCGGAACTTCGACCGGAACTTCACATCCTTCATGAACTTTCTCTTAAAAGAGCCGGGCTATCACCGGCTGGAGGATTCCTACCATCCGGAGTATTACCGGATGGCGGTGCTGGATAAGGAGATCAGTCCGAAACTGGCGTATCAAAATTACAGCGGGTCCTTTGACCTGACTTTTTCCTGCATGCCGCAGCAGTATTTGAAATCCGGAGAGCGCCTGCAGGTGCTGACCGGTTCCGGCACGGTGTTTAATCCCACCATGTATGATGCCAAGCCGCTGCTGCGCATCTACGGGCAGGGCAGGCTCACGGTCGGTGATGAGCAGGTCACGGTGACGGAGAACACTTCCTTTATCGATCTCGACTGTGAGCTGGAGGATGCCTTCCGGGATACCGTGAACTTAAATGGCTGCATTGAGCTGTCCAGCGGGGACTTTCCGGTGTTAAAGCCGGGCAGCACCAGTATCACCTTCGGGTCTGGTATCACGAAGGTAGAACTGATCCCAAGGTGGTGGTGCCTATGAAGCCGATTTTGTATCCCGCTGGTGAGACAGAGTTTCGCAACAACGGCCTCGGCAGGCTTTCGGAAGCGACGAAGTGCCTGGTGACAGAAGAGCGCAATGGCCAGTACGAACTGGAAATGCAGTATCCGATCACCGGGCGGCACTATAAGGAGATTGTGGAAGAGCGGATCATCGCGGCCCGTCATGACGACAGTGATGATATCCAGCCTTTCCGTATTTATAAGATCACCCGGCCTATGAACGGGATTGTAACGGTATCGGCCAGGCATATCAGCTACCAGCTTTCCAAGGTAGCGGTCATGCCCTTTAGCGCGGATACCTGTGCGGAGGCACTGGCTGGGATGATCACAAACAGCGTCGGGGACTGCTCATTTACTATCTGGACGGATAAGCTGCTGGAGGCGAACTTCTCTGTGGACGTGCCTTCTTCCTTCCGCTCCCTCCTGGGCGGCACCTCCGGGTCCATCCTGGATGTGTACGGTCCCGGCGAGTACGAATGGGACAAGTTTACGGTGAAGTTTCACACCCACCGGGGCTCTACGCAGGATGTGATGATCCGGTACGGGAAAAACCTGACGGATGTGAAGAAGACCACGGATACCAGTAACCTCTGGACCGGCATCCTGCCATACTGGGCCGGAACCGATGAAGCGGAGCAGGCTGTTCTGGTCACGCTGCCGGAGAAGGTGATCTACTCGGATATGGCGGAGAGCTTTGTCTACCGGATGGTGGTTCCGGTAGATTTATCCTCTGCCTTTCAGGAGCAGCCGACAGAAGAGCAGCTGCGGTCCCGGGCGCAAGCGTATGTAAATGCCAATGCGGCAGATGGGATACCGGCTTCGATCGATGTATCCTTTGTAGCTCTCTGGCAGACGGAGGAATACAAGAACTGGGCACCACTCCAGAAGCTGAAGCTCTGTGATACCGTGACGGTCTATCACAAGGGGCTGGGGATTGAGAATAAAGCCAAGATCGTATCCGTCACCTACGACGTGATCCTGGAACGCTATGAGAAGATGACCATCGGTGAGGTGAAGACCAACCTGGGTGATTCCATCCGGCAGATCTCGGAGGAGATCAAAAAGGATGTACCTACCAGCGCATCGGTGTCGCAGGCGATCAGCCTTGCCACCAATATCCTCTCCGGGAGCACGGGCGGCAACATCGTAATTAACACGAACGCCAAGGGCCAGCCGGTAGAAATCCTCTCCATGAATACGGCGGATATCAAGACCGCCACCAAGATTATAAAGATTGATAAAAACGGCATCTCTGTATCCAAGACCGGGTACAGCGGTGCCTTTACTGTATTGCTGGATATCGACGGGAAGCTGGATGCGGCAGTGCTGAAGGGCATCATCGATGCGGCGTTGATCAAGTCCGGGACGCTTTCGGATAAACAGAGCAACGTGACCTGGAACATGGCCACTGGCGCTTTTACCGGAAAGAATGTGACGATCACAAACCTGTCGGCTACGTCGGTGAGCGGCACAACCGTTACGGGCGATACCGTCAGCTCCGGGGATGGCTTTACCGGAAGCTACCATGTGGATGGTGCCACGATCAGCGTCCGGGCAGGCATTGTTACAGGAAAAACGGAGGATGAGGAACCGGCAGTCACAGGCTATACCGGAACCTACCATGTGGACGGCGCTACGGTGACCGTTCAGAACGGGATCATCACTGCCGTGACCGCTGACCCGCAGCCGGAACCAGAGCCCGAGCCAGAAACACCGGGTGGTGAGGAAGGAGATAATTCATGATCACAACACAGATAAAACTGGATGTCTCTCCGGGCGGCATCGCACCGGTGATTCATGTCAGTCAGTATGATACCGGGAGCAGAACGCTCCAGTTTAACCTGATCGCGACAGCGGGAGACCTGATCCTCCCCACAGGGACCAAGGCCGAGATTCGAGGGACTAAGCCGGATGGAAACGGCTTCTCCTATGATGCCCTGATCAATGGAAAGACAGTCACGGCGGATGTGACGGAGCAGATGACCGCAGCAGCCGGAAAAGCGGTGTGCGAGATCGTCCTTTATACCGGCATGCCTGCCAGAGAGGATGCGGAAGCCTCTTCTGATTTCACGCAGCTTTGCACCGCCAACTTCATCCTTTTTGTAGAACGGGCAGCGCTCGATAAAGATACCGTCCGGTCTGGCTCAGAGATCAAGCAGCTCATCACCGTGATCGACCGGACCGATGAGCTGCTGGCTGCAGCCGAGACGATGGATGATGCAAAAGAGTCCATCCGGCAGATGACGGAGAACACCAGAAGTGAGATGAACCAGCTCGCCCAGAGCATTGAGCAGAACGCACAGGACCTGGCTGACCAGTCGGCAGCCTCCGCAAGGGCGGCAGCGCAGTCGGCGCAGGCGGCAAACCGAACGCTGGAAACGGTCGAGGCAAAGGGACAGCAGATCTCCCAGATCGCGCTCAACTCCGATACGCTGGCAAGGACCGCTCTGGAGAAGGCGACGAATGCGGAAAACGAGTCTGCCGAGACAGCCAATGCAGTGGATAACATCAACCGGTCCCTGGCGCGTCTGAATCTGCTGACCCAGGGCAAGGTGGACGATGCCTATGTCGAGGATGGTTTCCTGTATATGACCTCAGACGGTGATGTGGTTGTCGGGCCTTTGGGTCCGTTCTCCGGAAGCGGTGGAGGCGGTGGCGGCACCTCTGGAAACAATGCCCACATCACCCTGACCAATAAATCCGGGTTCCTTTCCAGGACCATTGCGCAGGGAGACTCCCTTCCTATCACGATTAACTGGACCTCGGAAGAGGATGATATCCCGACCGGCAACGGCACCATGAAGGTCACGGTCGGCGGTGTTGTGAAGGCCATGATCGATGTGAAGCAGGGTGATGTGACCGTGGATGTGGCTCCGTACCTTTCTGCCGGATCATCTGTGGTGAAGATCAATGTGGCAGATATCTATGGAAACAACCGAACTTTGAACTTCTCCATCACGGTGGTCGTGCTGACGCTGACCTCCAGCTTTGATGACTCAGCTGCTTATACCGGGCCGATCAGCTTTCCGTATGTTCCGACCGGCAGTATCCAGAAGACCATGCATTTCCTTCTGGATGGGCATGAAATCGGGACAGCAGTCACCTCCGTTTCCGGCAGGCAGCAGTCCTTTACCATTCCGCAGCAGCGGCACGGGGCACACAGCTTTTCCTGCTATTTTGAAGCGGAGATCAACGGAGCGACGGTGCGGTCCAATGAGCTCTATTACGAGATCATCTGTCTGGAGACCATGAACCTTGACCCGATCGTGACCTGCTCCTTCCATGAAACCAGCGTGAAGCAGTACACCACGATTCACATCGGCTTCTCCGTATATAATCCGACCTCCATGAATGCGGAGGTGGTGATCAAGCGAAACGGCACCGTGATTTCCACGCAGACGGTCGGGCGGATCAAGCAGGACTTTGCCTGCCGTATGGATACAGTGGGCGACTTTACCTTTGAGATCAGTTCCGGCGAGGTTGGCAGGAGCTTTACCCTGACCGTCACCGAGTCCGACATCCAGGTCGAAGCGGAGACGGATGCGCTGGCACTGTACTTTTCCAGTTCCGGCAGAAGCAACACAGAGGAGAACCGTTCTGAATGGAAATCCGGCACGATCTCAGCCCAACTTACAGATTTCAACTTCGCATCGGATGGCTGGCAGAAGGATGAGAAGGGCATCACGGTCCTCCGGGTATCTGGTGATGCCAGGGTGCAGATCCCGTATCTGCTCTTTGGTGAGGACTTCCGTACTGCCGGAAAGACCATCGAGCTGGAGTTTGCTACCCGGACGGTCATGAACTATGATGCGGTGATCCTTTCCTGCCTGTCTGGTGGCAGGGGCCTTTACCTGACAGCCCAGAAGGTGCAGATGAATTCTGAGCAGAGCGTCATCTCCATGCAGTTCAAAGAGAACGAGCATGTGCGGGTCGCCTTCGTGGTTGAGAAGCGGACAGAAAACCGGCTGATTTATTGCTACATCAACGGCATCATGTCCGGGGCAATCCAGTACCCGGTGAATGATGACTTTGCGCAGACGGAGCCGGTGGGCATCTCCATCGGCAGCAACGAGTGCACGATCGATCTTTACTGCATCCGGGTCTACGACAATGACCTGACAAGGTCCCAGGTGCTGGACAACTGGATCGCGGACACGCAGGACGTGGAAGATATGCTGGCCAGATACCAGCGCAATCAGGTCTACGACGCCTACGGGAATATCGTGAAAGAGCAGCTGCCGCATGACCTGCCGTATCTGATCCTCGAGTGTGATGAGCTTCCGCAGTACAAGGGAGATAAGAAAACGGTGTCCGGCTCTTATACCGATCCGCTCCATGCAGAGAAGTGCTTTACCTTCACCGGCGCTCAGTTCGATGTCCAGGGTACTTCCTCTCAGTATTATGAGCGGAAGAATTATAAGGCCAAGTATAAAAACGGCTTCGTGATGGCAAGCGGTGCCACCGCAGAGGATTTCAAATTGCGGGATACTTCCATCCCGGTGGCGACCTTCTGCTACAAAGCGGATGTGGCCTCCTCCGAGGGTGCCAACAACGTGGAGCTGGTTCGGCTTTATGATATGGCCTGCCCGTATAAGACTCCGGCGCAGCAAGAGGATTCCAGAGTGCGCCAGGGTATCGACGGTTTCCCGATCGTCGTTTTCTGGCATGACACCATAAAGGATGAAACCATCTTCATGGGCAAGTACAACTGGAATAACGACAAGTCCACTGAGGAGACCTTCGGTTTCCAGGAAGACGATGAGTCCTGGGAAGTGAAGAACAACACCGGTGACCGCGTCGTGTTCAAGTCGGCTGATTACAGCGGGGATGCCTGGCTCAATGACTTTGAGGCCCGCTACCCGGATACCGACCCGCCTTATACCGATGCCACGCAGCTGCGGGAATTTGCTGAGTGGATCGTGGAGACGGATATGGAGAAGGCCACCGGAGCACAGCTGGAGGAGCCGGTGACTATCGGGGATGCCATCTATACGCATGACACCTCCGAGTACCGGCTGGCCAAGTTCAAAGCAGAAGCCGGGGATTATATGGAGCTGCAGAGCGCCATGTTCTACTACCTGTTTACGGAGCTCTTCCTCATGGTCGACTCCAGAGCCAAGAATATGTTCCCGTCATTCATGGGAGGTGACGCAACCGTATGAGAAAGAAAATCGTATTCCTGCCGTATGATATGGATACGGCGATCGGGATCAACAACGAGGGCGCTTTGGTGTTCTCTTATAATCTGGAAGACATCGACCAGACCGCAGGCGGCGCGGACGTGTTCAATGGGCAGCAGAGTGTTCTTTGGAAGAATATGAGAGCTGCCTTTTTTGATGAGATGAAAGCCATGTACCAGAATCTCAGATCTACCGGCGCTCTTTCCTATGAAAAGGTCGAGCAGATGTTTGAGGAGCATCAGGGCAAGTGGCCGGAGGCAATCTTCAATGAGGATGCGTGGTTTAAGTACCTGGCTCCCCTGGTGGAGAAGGGCAATGCCTCCTACCTGTCCATGCTGCAGGGGTCCAAGGCGGAGCAGCGGAAGTGGTGGCTCTATAACCGCTTCCGCTATATTGATTCCAAGTACAATGCCGGTGACAGCCTGTCCGACGTTATCACCGTCCGTGGTTACGCCAAGGCCGATATCACGATCGAGCCGTATGCGGATGTCTATGCCAGCATCAAGTACGGCTCCTATCTGGTACAGAGCCGGTCTGCCCGTAACACGAAGACCACGCTGCCGTGCCCGCTGGACAACGTGAACGATACAGAAATCTATATCTACAGCGCCAGCCAGCTTGCCGACGTCGGTGACCTGTCCGGCCTGATGGTCGGTTACGCAGATTTCTCAAAGGCAGTGAAGCTGCAGAGCCTGAAGATCGGTGATGCCGCTGCTTCTTATAGCAACGGTAACCTGACCGAGCTGTACCTGGGCAACAATGAACTGCTCCGGTCGATTGATGTCAGAAACTGTCCGATGCTGTCGCAGTCTGTCGATATCAGCGGCTGCAGCAATATCGAGCACGTGTATTTTGATGGGACAGCCATCACAGGTCTGGATCTGCCGAAGGGCGGCATCATTAAGACGCTGCATCTGCCGGGGACCCTGACCAATCTGTCCATCATCGGGCATGCAGGGATTACAGACTTTGTGCTGCCAAGCGTGGAGAACCTATCCACTTGCCGGTTGGAGAACACTGGTGATGGGATCGATACGAAAGCGCTTCTGCAGACGCTGCCGACCGGCTGCCGTGTTCGACTGATTGGTTTTGACTGGACCGTTGCCAATGAAGCAGAGCTGACTTCGATTAAATCCGTGCTCGATACGATGCGCGGCCTGAATGAAAACGGCGGCAATGAAGATAAGGCGCAGCTTTATGGAACAATCCATATCGCAAGTATCACCGGCGCTGTCCTGAAAGCCTTCAAAGAAAGCTATCCGGATATCACGATCCAGTACACCAACCTCACGAGTAAATGCTACTACTGGAATTACAACGGGACGACTCTTTTATATACGGCATCCGCTACAAACGGAGCGAATGTTACCTATAAGGGAAGTACACCGACGAAACCCTCGACCATTTCCCAGACCTTCACTTTCTATGGCTGGGCGCTGGAGATTGATGGCGAGAGGGATCTGAATGCGCAGAGTCATATCGTAGAAGACCGAAATCTGTATGCGGTGTTTACTGCGCAGGTACGGACTTATACGGTCAGGTACTATGTTGGCACCAAGGTTATTCAGACTAAGAGCAATGTACCCTATGGCACAAGCGTTTACTACGACGGGGATACCCCGACCAACACTGCAGAATCTGATCCGACCGATTATCAGTTCACCGGCTGGGATGTGCTGGCGGAGAATATTCAGGGCGATGTTAACTGTCATGCTCAGTTCCGTTATGTAGGTGCAGTGTATAAGCATCTGCTGGACGGAAATCTCAAAGGCGAACTGGTAAATAATCTTGCAACCTATGTTGGAAGGTACGGATTATTCCATCTGTCCTATGTGACAAAGATTAGCCTTCCAGAGGTCGTTGAAGTTATGAATTATGGACTGGCAAGAGACGACACCTGGAGCACGAATAATCTTACTGAGATTGATCTTCCGAAAGCGGAGATTATTGGCGACTATGCCTTTAACGCGCAGAGCAAGGTGACAAAGTTCAATCTCCCAATGGCTGTAACGATCGGGCAGCGGGCCTTCTATGACTGCCAAGTTCTTCCAGAGCTTGATTTGCCAGAGGCCACAACGGTGAAGACATACGCATTCGTAGGGTGCAGAAATCTAAAGAAGGTAAGCATTCCAAAACTAACAGGAGGAATTCCGTCACAGTTATTCAATGGCTGTTATAGCCTTGAGGAATTTGAAATCCCCGATGGTGTAACTTCAATATCGGATAACGCTTTTGCAGGTTGCACGAGCCTTACTGACTTTGTAATTCCGGCATCTATAAAAAGCGTGTCCAAGGGTGCCTTCCAGAATTGTACAGGGTTAAAGACGGTGTATTTCCTTGGAAAACCCGACACGGTGAATGCTGAAGCATTCAAAAACTGCACAGGGTTGGAGGATATCTATGTCTCCTGGAATTATGGGGCAGTAGCGAATATGCCGTGGAGCGCAACGAATGCAACAATCCATTATGCGGATGAAAACTGGAAAGAGAATGTGTTTCCAAATTCATAAAGGAGGGAGCAGACAATGGCTGTAGTTGAAAAAACGATAGATATTATCGGTGATGAGCAGTTTTCTGCTCTCATCATGGCGAAAGATATACCAGAGGGCATGCCGACAGATTTCTATGATATTGCTATCAAGACGCTGAGGAAATTTGCCCTGCGGTACATGAATGGCTTGGAAACCGTGAACTTTCCTAATGTGGAAACGACAGGTGGGTATGCTTTTGCAGGCTGCCCAGCATTAAAAAAGGCCACGATGGAGAGCTTGAAAACTGTCGGTTCCTATGACTTCTCCAATTGCGTGGCACTAAAGGAAGTAGATTTTCCTTTGGTGACATCGATTGGTGAGCACGCTTTCAATGGGACTGGACTTGAAAGGATAGAATTTCCGCTTGTAACGAGTGTTCAGTACAGCCCCTACCTTTTTTATAATTGTAAATCGCTCGTGGAGGTGGTCCTGCCAAGACTGACAAGAGCCGGGAACATGATGTTTGCCAGCTGTACGTCACTCAAGCAGCTTGATCTGCCTTCATTGGAACTGATTCAGGGACAGTTGATTTCTGGTTGTACAGCACTTGAGGTGATAAACATTGGCCCCAATATAGCTACCATTCCCACAAATGGATTTTCCGGCGCACCAGACGGCCTGGTGATTAATCTCGGTGTTGCTGAAGGCGTGATCAGCGGTGCTCCCTGGGGAGCAACGAATGCTGTGATCAATTATGAAGTTCCATATAGCGGCGATGTTCCGATGCCGACATAAGGGGGTGATGGACATGATCCGGAAAATGCTCTACAAGAGCGAACGGAAAGGTGGCGGGTACACCGTCTCCCTGATAAAGCCAGAAGGCAGCTATCAGGTGCGATGGCGACTGATTGCGGAGGAAGGCAGAGCAATCACAAATGGTGAGATCATCACGCAGGTGATAGACGTGATGCACCGGAAGGATTGCGAGGCATGGACTGATTGTGAACTGCCGGAAGAACTGAATACGGAATCTATAGACGAAGGCATCCAGTGATGGGTGCCTTTTCTCATACCCAGAAACAGAAAGCGAGGTATTTCATTATGAAAGAATTCTGGAACACCATTAAACTCATCTTTGCGGCTGTCGGCGGCTGGCTGGGCTGGTTCCTCGGCGGCTGCGACGGCCTGCTTTATGCTCTGGTCCTGTTCGTGGTGCTCGATTACATCACCGGGATCATGTGTGCGGTGGTGGATAAGAAGCTCTCCAGTGAGGTCGGCTTTAAGGGATTGTTCCGAAAGGTGCTCATCTTTTCTCTTGTGGGCATCGGCCATGCGCTGGATGCGCAGGTAATCGGTTCCGGCAGCGTGCTCAGGACAGCGGTGATCTTTTTCTACCTGTCCAATGAAGGCATATCGATCGTGGAGAACGCAGCGCACCTGGGTCTGCCGATCCCGGAAAAGCTGAAGGTCGTACTGGAACAGCTCCATGACCGAGCAGAGAAAGGCGGTGACGAGTAATGGCTTATACGAACAGCTCGATGGTGGTATATACCAAACTCAGTCCGAATCACTCTGGACAGCGAACACATAGCATCGATCGGATCACGCCCCACTGTGTGGTGGGGCAGTGTTCTGTTGAGACCTTGGGCAGCATCTTTGCTCCTACTTCCCGACAGGCGTCCTGCAATTATGGGATCGGAGCAGATGGGCGGGTCGGAATGTATGTGGAAGAGAAAAACCGCAGCTGGTGTTCCTCCTCCAACGCCAATGACCAGAGAGCCATCACGATCGAGTGCGCCTCCGATACCACAGAGCCATATGCTTTCCGGGATGTTGTCTACCAGACGCTGATCAAGCTCTGTGTTGACATCTGCAAGCGAAACGGGAAGAACAAGCTCATCTGGTTTGGAGATAAGGACAAGACACTGGCTTACACTCCGCAGGCTGGAGAAATGATCCTCACGGTCCACCGCTGGTTTGCTAACAAGTCCTGTCCGGGAAATTGGATGTATGCCCGCATGGGAGACCTGGCTGCAAAGGTCACCGCCCAGCTTGGTGGCAGCGGAGAGTCGGAAACGCCTGTCAATACCACCGGCCTTCAGGCGGTAGCCTTGAAGGACCTATCCGAAGGTGATGTCATTAAGAAGGTCGGTCCGCTCTGCAGCGCGAATATGAAGACCTCCGGCATCCTGGCTTCTGTAACGATGGCGCAGTTCATTCTGGAATCTGGCTATGGAAAGAGTGAGCTCGCCCAGGGGGCCAATAACTGCTTTGGCATGAAGAAATCCCTCTCCGGAAATACATGGAGCGGATCGACCTGGGATGGGAAATCCATTTATACGAAGAAAACGCAGGAAGATGATGGGACCGGCAGACTTTATACCATCACTGCTGACTTCCGAAAGTATCCCTGCGTTGAGGATTCCATTGCTGACCACAGCGTCTATCTGCTCGGAGCGATGAACGGCAACAAGCTGCGCTATGCTGGACTCAAAGATTGCACTGATTATAAGAAGGCAGTGCAGATCATTAAGGATGGCGGATACGCTACCAGCACGACCTATGTGGCCAAGCTCTGTAATATCATCGAGCGCTGGAACCTGACGCAGTATGACGTGAAGACAGAAAGTATACCGGCGATGAAGCCGATCGCGGAGCGCACGATTCACGACATCACGAAAGAGAACCTGTCCCAGGTCCCGAGGAGCCGGGGCAGCAACAAGATCGAATTTATCGTCGTTCATTACCTTGGTGTTCCGAATGCCGACAATCCGAATCTGTATGGAGGCGGATATGGCGGCCACTACAATATCAAGCGTGATGGCACGATCTACAAAGCAGCCGATCCGAAGACTGCCGTGGTATGGCATTGCGGAGGTGGACTCCAGGGCAGCGGGGGGCACAGCTTCTATAAGATTTGCACCAATTT